TTTATAACCCATTAACTAATAAAATTTTAAAATTTGAATAAATTATATATATTAAACTAATAAAATTTAAAATTTGAATAAATTATATATATTTTAAATACAAAGATTTCAATTCATCTTTGTCTGTATAGATATAACGTAAATAACTATTTGATAATTTATCAAATTGATAATTAATTTTATCTAACCTAGTTTCAAAATCAAACAATAACTCATCATAATTTGAATGTAAATAAATTTCTCTCTGAAAATTATGAATTTTATCTATCATAACTTGTTCAACATCTTTACTATAATCTACATAAGATAAACCTGAATATAGGGTTCGTAAATCCAAAGGACACATAATTCTTCCTAATTCTCTATGAAAAACAAATTTTCTTTTTAAAAACTCAATATCTTTTAAATCATCAAAAGGTTTAATTATTTCTTGTTTATTACTAGTGGTTAAGTCTAAACCCAAATCAACAAAATAATTACGCATACTTATGGCATTTAAAAAATTACTATGGTTTCTAATTCCATTTAACTTATCATCTCCATACACGAAATCCACTACATCTTCAAAAAAACTGGAAACTGTAGGTTCAATATTATTAAGCTTCATATTTCTATAATACCACATAGCAGTATAATATTTATTCACTAGCGAATTAACTATAGCCGTTAAAAAATGACCACTCGGAAAAGAATGAGTGGTTATACAGCTATCATCTTGCACTACTAGTAATGTGTGAATTAAACTTTCTAATAAAAATTGGGCCGCTGGCTTATTTGGCCCAACGTACTTACTTAATATTACATTAATCACTCTACGTTGAACTTGTGGTAACATACCACCATCCCATTTTTTAACATCAGCTGCAAAGACACCTATACAAGTAAGTAGTTTTGAGTATATTAGGTCCCAATCTTGAAACGGATTCGTACCAATCATAATTCCGTTAAAGTGCTTAGACTTAATAATATTACTCACCATACTACCAAAAAACTTTTTACTTAACACCTGGTTTTGGATTGTTGCTACTCGAAAAGATCTAGGTAAACCCTCTTTTTCCATACCACGTAACTCATCTTTTAAAGTTTCATTCCATAACATAGTAGAAACTGGATATTCTCCAGAATCTATACTTCTATAGAACTTATCTAAATCTTCCTGTAATTTTAATGTAAAACAACCTTTCTCATAATTAATATAATCTAATTTATTTTTATTATTTCCCATTCCATTACTGGAATCTTTATTTAAAGCGGCTAAATATTCATTACCATTGACTACCTCAGCTTCACTAATTTGATCAAAATCATCAATCAAAACACTCAGAACTTTCTCACCAAAAATTAATTCAGCTTCATCTACAAATTTTGTAGGCAGAAAGGACTTACTAGCAACGTCTTTAACAGTACACTTACCAAATTTCGTTAAATTTGCTGGCTCCCGTGTTCTTTCAAATACGTCATATAACGGCGACTTTCCATAAACAGTTTTAGAAACAACACTACTTTGTCCTAATGGTTCAATTCTCATTAAACTAGAATTTTCACGTTTATTGTTTATTAAATTTTGTTCTAATATATATTTATCATCTTCGAAAAACCGCTTGATAATAATTTTTGTACGAGAACTCCAAAGACGCGAAACTCCAGTTTTAAGTTCTTTATTTCCCGCAATATGCATCCCTACTATTCCCCCTTCAGGACTAAAAACTACACTACCGCAAAGACCTATACCGTGAAGATTATAAGATAAATCTGTCTCTCTTAAAAAGGAAGACCATTCTTGTAAACTATACTTTACATGTTTACCAAACAGTTGAGGATTAACTTCTCCTAGAGGGCAAGCTCCATCACCACTAACTAAATAATAGTTAACAAACTCTTTTTCAGTTCCCTCCTTCAACCACTTTGCTAATTTTTTAAAAGGAGTTGGGAAAGTTATTGGGAGACGCAAAATCGCTATATCTTCATCCACATCTAACAATAAAACTTCAACACTTTCATGTTCTATTATACGCTTATTTTTATCAATATCTTCATAAACTGTAACATAAACTGCATCTCCTTTATAAATACCTAAAGAGTGAGCGGGCACCAAAATATTATGCCCACTAATTAAACATTGATTTTTCATTTTAGAACTAGCAACTTCAACCTCAATATGAAAAACTTGTTTTGATATACTAACTACAGAATTATGTAAATTAGTAACATCATACTTAAAAACTTCTGCTTTCCAATCACGTTCCGCAGTAGTTGTATCTAACACTTCATCTTTAAACAATAAAACTTTTATCAATATACCACAACCTATTAAAAAAGGTAAAAAGAACTTTAAACAACTAAAATCACCATTTAAAACATTTTGAACATCAGTAATACATTTAGTAATAACACTATATAACACACTAAATATTAAATCTTTAAACCATGGTGAATTTATTATTAATAAAAAGCAAGTAACGCTAACGATTTGAATGGCAGTAACAGCTTTATTATCAACTTCCTCTCTACTCGGAAAAAAGTAACCCTCGGCTAAATATTCTTCTGCTTCTAAAGCTACTTCTCTAACTAACTCGTCACTAATTTGTGAATTTTGATAAATTCTCTCCTTTACGTGTTTAACACTCTTAATTATTCTGCACATCCATTTTATTACGGGATTAATATCCCCATTACAAACTATCGAAGTAGGAACAACAGCTAACGAAGGTAATTTATCAATCACAAACCTAGGTAAACCTGCTCTCCAAGATTGTGTGGGTAAGTCGAAGTGAGAAAGAGATATAACACCATACAAACCATCACCTCTTGTCACAATT